ACTGAACCTGACCATCTTTTAGCTTTCTAATGGCCTTAATGGTGGCATCGTTCATAACAAACACGGACTTATTTCTGTAAGGCGATTTAAGAGAGTAGAAGAGGTCCAAAATCTCATCAATGGAAATGGCAGTGGCACTTGCAGCGGTTACACCGATCTGTGCTCCACCAGTGGCAGCAAGAATACCTGTAGGTTTACCAGAACCATCTCCAGTAAAGAAGGCATCCTCTTCCTTGTTACCGATACGTCTTCCGAACTCCCTGGCGATATAGTTTTCAAGATTAAAGACGCTGTCATTTAGAAGCTCTTCAGATAACTTGATCATGGTACCTAGCTTGTAAGCGCCAATGGAAACTTGTCCAAAGCTATCATCGCTTTCAGGAATGGCACCTTCTTCATCAATCCAAGAAGCAGTACCTTTGGAAGCTACCACAGGAATCTTACGATCACCAGAAGATGTAGAGATGACATTTGCTAACTTTCTGAAGATATTCTCTTCATTAAGAGACTCAATGAGTGTTCGCTCAAACTCATCTGGTACAAGATAGCCACCTTCAGTGTCAGTACCAATCTGTAGTGCGTTCTTAATCATAGGATCGAGCCCTTCACCAGCACGGGTTCTCATGGCATTCCAGAATGCTTTCTGGTATTCTGCAGAAGCTCTACCACCTTTGGATTCCATGCCTTGGAAGATAGGTTTTCCGGTAAGCGGTGTGTTAAGTGGCTTTGAAAGCTCACGGTCCAGAGCCTCTTGTTTTTCAAGACGATCAATTTCCTTACCAAGGGCAACCACATCAGCTTCCATTTTTTCATAGGTTGCAGTGTCTTCAGCAGATACAATTCCATCTGTACCTCTTTTGGTATCCAGGAAGGCTTTAGCAGCTTCCCAGGACTTTGCTCTTTTTTCACGCAGTTCAAGAATTTTATTCATAGTGTTTTCCTCCTAAAATTTAGTGTTGAATCAAAGAAAGCCGCTTTTCTAGCGACTCAATTGGGGTGCCAGTATTCTCTTTTGCTAGTTTGGGTTTTACCTTATCAAGCAGGGAGTTGGTAACAGCTCTGCGGCTAAAGGCATAGGTAAAGTCCTCGGTCTGATTTCTTTTCTTTTCATCCTCCAAGATGCCATCAGCAAAGCCAAGCTCGATGGCCTTCTTTGCATTGAGCCAGGTTTCTGCATCCATAAGGTGCGAGAGCTTTGTCCTTGACTGGCCTGTCTTGATTTCGTAGGCATTGATGATGCTTTCCTTAACTTCAGAAAGCATGGCGATTGCTTTTTTCATTTCCTCGCTGTCTCCAATGGCCACGGTAAGGGGGTTATGGACCATCATCAGGGCGGTTGGTGCCATAAGCACCGTTGTCCCCGCCATGGCGATGACTGAGGCGGCAGAAGCAGCAATGCCATCAATCTTTACGGTAACAGTGCCTTTGTAATCCATCAGCATGGCGTAAATCTGACTAGCAGCAATGCAATCACCTCCTGGAGAATTGAGCCAAATAACAATATCACCCTCACCGGCAGTAAGCTCTGCTTTAAATGCCTTAGGGGTGACATCATCGTCAAACCATGAATCTTCTGCAATAACGCCGTCTAGGTAGAGTGTTCGGACACCGGTGTTTTCATCTCGTGCCCAGTTCCAAAACTTCTTCATTTAGGTTCCTCCGTTTCTTTAATATTTGCGAACGCGCCTGCGTCCTGTAATTTAGTCATGGCCCCGTTGATGAGATAGAGATCGCCACCCAAAGATTCTGGAATTCTATCCAGATTTTCAAGTTCTCTGATATCATTGGCGCTCATCCAACCGTTCTGCCTTGCAGTGGCATATCCACTCATACGACTTACATAATCACCACGCAGTAGGCCATCCACGTTAAACTTGATAAACACATTAGGTTTCTCACTTTCCATTAAAAGCGCTCTGCACATGGACTGTTCCCAGCGGACCACCCAAGGGTCGAGAGTGTATTTTACGAACTCAAGTGATTGCTGCTCGATGTTACTAAAGGATGACTTTTCTAGATCAGCAAGCATATGAGGAGGGACTCTAAAAATACGAGCGATCTCATTAATCTGGAACTTTCTGGTTTCAAGGAACTGTGCCTGTTCAGGAGAAATACCAATAGGCTGATACTTCATGCCCTCTTCAAGAACAGCCACCCGGTGGGCATTGCCGCTTCCTTGGTAGGCTGCGTTCCAGGATTCTTTAATCTTCTGAGGATCCCTGATAGTACCGGGGTGTTCCAAGACGCCACCCGGTGAAGCACCATTAGCGAAAAACTTAGCTCCATATTCTTCAGTAGCAATGGCAAGACCCACAGCATTTTTCGCCATGGCTATGGGTGAATAGCCTACCAGTCCATCAAAGCCAAGTCCGGGGATATGAAGGACATCTGATGGTGAAAGATAGACCTGATTGTCTCTAATAAGAGTAGGAGCATCTTCATTGCCACGCTGATACAAATAGAAAAGCCGACCACTTGAATCGCGATCGACCGTCATTTTGTTTGGCATCAGTGGGTAGAGAGAGATTACTTCTCCACGAGCATTTCGAATAATCTGAGCATAAGCATTACCCCATAATAAAAGATGACTCATCAGCGTTTCTCTAAACGCAAAAGAAGTCATCTCAGGATTTGGTTCATCATGAAGCAGCTTATATAGCGGGTGTTTTAGGTTTTTCTCCTTACCGCCTGAATCATTGTATTTGTAAACATGAAGCGGTAGACCAGCTAGAGTCTCAGATAAGATTCTCACACAGCTATACACTGCTGTCATCTGCATGGCGGTTTGTTCATTGACTGGTTTTCCAGCGCTGGTGCTTCCAAAAAAGAAGCTGTAGCGGCTGCCCCCAAGAGCGTCTTTAGGCTTGTCTCTAGCCTTGAATATTCCTTGAAGTATTCCCATGGACATCAACCTCCTTTCCTAAAATACGAGTAGTCCTCTGTCATCATAAACAGAATTACCAGTTTCTCCGCCACAGCGAATCGCTCTATCAAGAGCCATGATCGTGGCAACAGCACCGTCAATCTTTTCTGTGGATTTCTCTTTGTCTGCTTTGATATTCCCAGCAGGATCAGTTCTAATAAAAATGTTATCCATCATCCAGCGGAGAACAGGATGACCACCGTGAGCGATTTTTTCTTCCAAAGTCAGCTTCATTAATTCTTTTGTAGGCGGAGACATGTCTTTAAATCCCTGACCAAAAGGTACAACTGTGAAGCCTAAATTCTCTAGGTTCTGTGTCATCTGAACTGCTCCCCAGCGGTCAAAGGCAATCTCGCGGATGTTATATTTCATTCCAAGTTCCTCAATGAATGTCTCAATGAAGCCGTAGTGTACCACGTTGCCTTCGGTGGTCAGAAGGAAGCCTTGTTTTTCCCAAACATCATAATTGACATGATCCCGTCTAACCCTTAGGTCAATGGTGTCCTCTGGTATCCAGAAGTATGGAAGTACCACATACTTGTCATCTTCATCCAATGGTGGGAAGACAAGTACGAAGGCTGTTATGTCAGTGGAAGAGGAAAGGTCCAGCCCGCCATAGCAGACGCGGCCCTTAAGGCTTTCTGGATTAACCGGAAAAGCACAGGCATCCCATTTATCCATAGGCATCCAGCGAATAGCCTGCTTAACCCATTGATTGAGCCGAAGCTGCCTGAAGCTGTTTTCTTCAGCGGGGTTTTGTCTCGCAGACTCGTAGGCCATCTTTACTTTATCCATGCTAACAGTGATGCCAAGGGATGGGTTTGCTTTTTTCCACACCTTTGGATCGGACCAGTCATCTTCTAGAGCTGCACCATAAATGACGGGGTAGAAGGTAGGGTCGTTCTTTCTTCCTGCCATGATATCCAGTGCCTTTTGATGAACCTCCCAGCAGATACTGTTTTGATTATCTCCAGCAGTGGTGATTAGAAAGTACAAGGGCTGCATCCTGGCATCGCCACTACCTTTGGTCATAACATCATAAAGCTTTCGATTGGGCTGAGTATGAAGTTCATCGAAGACAACGCCATGGGTGTTAAAGCCGTGCTTGTTTCCAACATCGGCTGAAAGCACTTGATAAATGCTTCCGGTGGGTTGATAGATAAGTCTTTTCTGTGAGTCGAGAATCTTTACCCGCTTGGATAAGGCTGGGCACATACGCACCATATCAGCTGCCACATTAAAAACGATGGAGGCTTGGTTACGATCTGCAGCGCAGCCATAAACCTCAGCCCGTTCTTCGTTATCTCCGCAGGTTAAGAGCAGGGCAACAGCCGCCGCAAGCTCACTTTTTCCCATCTTCTTTGGTATCTCTACATAAGCAGTATTGAACTGGCGATATCCATTTGGTTTGATGGTTCCAAATAAATCCCTGATTATTTGCTCTTGCCAATCTATAAGTTCAAAAGGCTTTCCTGCCCAGGTTCCTTTGGTGTGGGAGAGGCATTCAATAAAACCTACTGCATAGTCCGCCATCTCCTTGCTGTAATGAGAATCCTTCGCCATGTAAGAGGTTGGTTTATACTTCTTTAGTTTTCGGATATGCGGACACCTCCTTTAAAAGACATAAAAAACAGACCATAAGGTCTTCTGTAACGAGGAAAAGAGCTATACAGCCCTGTTCCAATATGAGTTATATTCTTTTGTTGTTATTTGTACTCTTTCATCAGGATAGCCAGTGCAATTTCTGCATCCTCATCCACAGGTTCAATATCCCAGCCCCGATCATAATTTGCAATAATCTTTCCTTTACGCTTAAGCATCAACTTAGAGATGCGTCCTTCGTCAATGCCAAATTCCGAGCCTTTCACATAGCACTTTACCCAATAATGGATGATACTGTCATGAACTTTGATGCTACCTTCTTTCCACATGGCTTTATTCCTCCTTACCGGTCAGAATGAACCTGGAATAAGCCCCGATGTTATCTGCAAGGTAAAGAAGTAACTCGTCATATCCTTCCCTTAGAGCAATTTCCTGTACTTTTCGTACATCAAACATATTGGTTTCACCTGTGTCACGAATAGCAAGAATCTGTTGTTTTATCCTATCTGTCATCGTGAATCCTCCTGCACAGGTCTTCGCCAAAAGCTACTGAGAGGCTTGAGCCTGAATCCCAACGCACCATAATAGAACCAATATCGTCTACTCCTACAACTGTTCCTTTTGTACCAATCTTTGGAGCTTGAATATCATCCATCTTTAATAGTTCTACTCGACATCCAGCAGGGTACTTCTCACGAAGGTTTAGCAGTTGTTCTTTACTGATTATCCTCATTTTTTACTCCTCCTTTGAATGCCGCAGAACCGGTTAGATTTCTGAGCAATATTTTTCTCTCTTCTTTATACTCTTTGCCAATAAAGCCAAGGCGGAGTAAAAAGCATCTAAATGCGTATTTTTCATTTGGGATTTCCTTTTCTTTTGCAGTAATGCGTTTCTGGTTTCTTGCCATCTCGCAAAGTGCAGAAATAAAATGGTTGTAAGCCTTAACCTCTTCTAATGTTGGTATTTCTTTAAACCATGGGAATGAAACTTCATCTTCAGAAATTTCAATCGGTAAGTCTTCTGCTTCAAGTGCATGACGGATAAGATCGCCTTTTGCCTCAACAATCGCTTTTAGGTTTTCAAGTGCCTTTTCTGTAAAGCTACTCCTTGGCATTGATACGCAAAGGCTTAAAACCTCACTATCTGCGGTTTGTTTGCCCTCAGTGGCGGTAATTTGCTCCTCTGCGATAAAACCTTCACTTGCCAAACATTGGGCCACGTTTTCGATTTCTTCGCTGTCTGCCTTATCACTAAATTCAAGGCTCCCATTTTTGTCGATGATAAAGGCATCCACCCCGTAAGCCATGCTTGGCATTCCAAGGTACTTTGCTTTAACACCTGTGATGTCACTAAGTGCTGTGACTAACCTCTTTCGCTCTGACCCTGTTACGTTATAATTAATGATCATGTACAAAACCTCCTTTGTTTTGGTATGTACATATATCACTCTAAAACACTTATTTATCAAGCTTTTTATCGCTAATTTAGAATAGAAATATGGATTAAGTATTTCCTTCTAATTGTGTATACCAAACAATGCCAGACAGCACAAAACATACATTGGGAAGAGCCACCCCATTGCCCCACATCTTATATTCAGCAGAATCTGAATGCGGATTCTTTAGCCACTTAGATATTTGCTTTAGTGTCTTGGCTTTTGAACGACTGCCAGTCACTTTACGATGTGTTTCAAATATGTCATACCAGGTGCGAAGGTCGTCCATTGTTGGGCTTTCTATTCCTAAATCACTACACCACCAATCAGGGAAACCCTGCAGCCTTGCACACTCTGTTGGTGTCAGCCTTCTGACTGTGTATTCTATACCGTCATTACCATTAATAAGTGGTGGATCTTTGTAATCTGTAGCAACTAAAGTATTAGCAAGTTCTTTCTCGGCATTTGTAAAAAAAGATGCCTTACTTGATGAGTAGGTAGGGGTTGCCACTGCGCTAGGACCCTGTGCATTCAGTGTTGAACTTATCCCATCTTCTGTAATTCCAAGATTTCTAGCATAATTTTGACCACAGTTGAAAGACTCCCTATCAATCGCATAAACGACAGCATGTTTATCTACAGTATTTAAAGTAAAGCTGACTTCCTCATTAACACCATTACCTCGTGGACCATTCTTGTCATCTCTGCCTATCATTGACCCTTGCAAAGCATAACTTTCTACCACAGCAATACCGCCTTGATTGCTATCCGGAGCATTGCCGGACGTATCAATAGTTCTTGCCGTATCACTTTCATAGACATTTGAACGTGCATTAATCGTTCCTTCTGAGGTAAATCGAACATCGTAGGTTTTGGGATTCTCCACAACAAAAGGCTGATTGTTTCCACCTGTTCCATAAGTAGCTGAAATAGTTGGCGCAACATCAATTGGCCCACTAAAACGAGTATCCTTTCCGTGATTGTCAAAAACAGCTGAGTCCATAACACAAGGTGGATGATTTGACTTAGCGCGAAGAGTACAAGTGATATCCTCTGTCACATCCATACGATTACCACCCTGATCGTTTAAGCAGATTGTGCCTGTTTCTCCAGTGCTCTCTGCAATATAGCTGGCAGCACCTTGCCACGAGCAGATGCTCTCCTTAGAATACCCTGACAAGCCTTCTGACTTAAATAGTATTTCTCCGGCACCCCCACCTGCAAAATCTGCGACAAGGAAGATTCGTTTTCTTCGTTGGGGAACTCCCCAGTATTGAGCATCCAGAACTCGCCAGGCAAGGGAGAAATGATTTCCCACAACACTTCCTGCTTTTTCCCATTTATCAGTTTTAGGGATTGATACGGTTTCATCTTCGATGTAGCAGATGCCTTCAAGGACACATCTGAAATCTTCTCCTTTGTTTGATGAAAACGCTCCAAGCACATTTTCCCAGACGATATATCTTGGTTTTTTTCCATCTGTAGCACACCTCATTTCTTTTACAATTCGGATGGCTTCATAAAAAAGACCTGAACGTTTCCCATCCAAGCCGTCACGCTTACCTGCTATGGATAAATCTTGACAAGGTGATCCAAAGGTAATAATGTCTACGGGTTCTATCTTGCTGCCATCCATGCAAGAAATATCTCCATAATGTTTGATATAAGGCAGCCTTTTGGTTGTCACTCTAACAGGAAACGGTTCAATCTCCGATGCCCATACTGGGATAATACCGGAAATTAAACCGCCTAAAGGAAAACCACCCGAGCCGTCAAAAAGACTGCCTAGGGTCAGTTTATTCATTGGCTACCTCCAATTCATCGTATTTATAACAGAGTCCATCCCTTTGAACAATTACTTCTTCTGTATTGCCGACCTGCTCAATATAGCGCTTTACGATAACGTCACAAAACTTCTCATCAAGCTCAATGGTGTGGCAAATTCGCTGAGTCTGATCACAAGCAATTAGGGTACTGCCGGAGCCGCCAAATGGATCGAGGACAATGCAGTTACTGAGACTTGAATTAAGAATTGGATGGGCAACAAGAGCCACAGGCTTCATAGTTGGATGAGAGCCATTCTTCTTAGGTTTTTCAAATTCCCAGATGGTCGTTTGCTTTCGATCGGCATACCAGTTGTGCTTGCCTTTTTTCTTCCATCCAAAGAGCACCGGTTCATGCTGCCATTGGTAAGGAGACCGACCAAGGACCAGGGATTGTTTTTTCCAGATGCAGGTGCCAGAGAGATAGAAACCAGCTTCTGAGAATGCCTTTCTAAAGTTCAGCCCTTCAGTATCTGCGTGAAAAACATAGATAGAAGAGTCCTGCGTCATCACAGCTTCCGTATTGGTAAAGGCTTCCAGTAGGAATTCATAGAAAGCAGAATCACCCAAGTTGTCGTTTTTGATTTTACCGGCAGATCCTTCATAGTTTACATTGTAAGGGGGATCTGTCACCACAAGGTTTGCCAGCTTTACGTCCATGAGAAGAGAGAAGGTCTCTGCCTTGGTGGAATCACCGCAAACCAGTCTATGGGGACCCAGCTTCCAGACATCACCAAGTTTTGTCATAGCGGGTTTTCCCAGCTCTGCATCCACATCAAACTCATCATCGTGAATACCTTCTTTCAGGGAATCCTTAAACAGGTCATCCAGTTCAGAAGGATCAAAACCTGTAAGGGAAACATCAAAGTCAGCACATTGCAGATCAGCGATAAGTAGGGCCAGCTTATCCTTATCCCAGTCGCCGCTGATTTTATTGAGGGCAATGTTGAGCGCCTTTTCTTTATCTTCATCCATCTCGATGACCACACACTCAACTTCGGTCATTCCTAAATCCAGGAGCACTTTTAATCTCTGGTGGCCGCCTACAACTCTGCTAGTGGTCTTGTTCCAGATGACTGGTTCTACATATCCAAACTGCTCAATGGAACGTTTGAGTTTATCGTATTCCGCATCCCCAGGTTTTAAATCCTTACGCGGATTATAATCAGCGGGAAGTAAGAGCTTAGTTTTCAGTTTTTCAATCTTCATATCTTTCCGCCACCTTTCTTAAATTTAGATTGAAGT